CAATTGATGTTTATGGAAAGCCAGATGCACCAATCATGTTGAAAGACACTGGAGAGTTCTGGAGGTCATTTGAGGTCATTTTAGACATGGATGGTTTTGAAATTGATGGGGATTCTGTTAAATTTGATTTTGAGCCTGTTGACCTTGAGGCAATTTATGGTGAGGACATCTTTGGGTTGACAGATAAAAACATGAACATATTTTTAAATGCACTTACTCCAAAAATTCAAAAGGTTATTCAAAGACAAATCTTCAAAGGAACTTGACATGTGGACATCAATTGATAAATTTCCCATTTATAATTTTCACCAGACATTGAAAACTGGAGATTTAAAACACACTTTGAAATCTAAAATGACAGTCAAAGAGTTCAACAAAAATTTTCCAGCTATTGAAAAAAACTGGGACTCTTTATATGATGAATATTTGGAACATTTTGGACTGGCAAAATCTCACATCAGAAAAATGGAGATTGAAAATAAAATTGCCAAACTACAAATCAAAAGATGGTTGACAAATGATAAGTCCTTAGAGGCTGTCATTGGCATTGAACACCAGAAATTGAATGAGGTCTCAGACAAGAAACAAAAGTCCAGCACATTTGAGGAGGATGTTGCTGTGATTGAGAAATACATGAGCATTGGAATGGACACAGAGAAAGTGTCTGTAAAAATGTTTTATACTTACATTAAAATGATGCAAAAAGATGGCGAAAAGAATAAGTGAAAAAGATATTTTTCAAGGTGACATTTTTGCAAATGCAAGGAAGTCAGCAACAGAATATATAAAAATGCTTGAAGCATTGCAAGGTGAACTCAAAGAGATGTTGGCAATCAACAAAAAAATTGTTGAGCAATCAGCCAGTCAAATCAAGACCACTGATGCTCTAAAAAAAAGAGCCAAAGCCATCAAAGAAGTCACTGAGGCATCAAAGTCAATGGAGGTTGTTGAAAGGGAGAAAGTTAAGACTCAAAGAGAGTTGACCAAATTGGAGTCTGACAATGAAAGATTGTTGCAAACTAAAAACAGAACTCTAATTCAAAACAGGAAAGAGGAGGAAAGATTGGCTAAAATCAAAGCCAGAAATTTAAAGATTGCCAAACAAGAGGGTCAGGCTTATTCTAAAATGTCAAAGAGATTAAATGAACTGAGAAACAGATATAAAAATCTGGCTGTCCAGAACAAACAAAACTCTGTTGAGGGGAGAAAATTATTAAAGACAATTCAAACTCTTGACACTAAATTAAAATCCGTTGACAAGTCTGTTGGACAATCTCAAAGGAATGTTGGAAACTACACATCAGCATGGGGAAAACTGGGTGCAAGGTTGAAATCTGTTGCAAGTGCTTTTGGTCTTGTTGGTGGTGTCATGGGGATTGCTCAATTAGTAAAATCATCATTAAATGTGGTAGTGGATTTTGACAAAGCCATTGCAAATCTGGGTGCTGTTTCTGGTGCAAGTGGTAAAGATTTAGACAAGTTAACAAAAAACGCAAAAGCACTTGGAGAATCAACCAAATTCACAGCCTCTGAAGTGGCTGGGTTGAGTCTTGAGTTGGCAAAATTAGGATTCACCACTGATGAAATATTGGACTCAACAGAATCAATTTTGGCACTTGCCTCAGCCACTGGGACTGATTTGGCTGATGCCTCTTTTATAGCTGGGTCAACATTAAGAGCATTCAATTTGGAGGCATCTGAGATGGACAGAGTTGCATCAACATTAGGTGTTGCAACAACAAAGTCAGCACTCAACATGGAGTTTTTGGGAACAGCAATGTCAAAGGTTGCTCCAGTGTCATCAGCATTGGGATTCTCTATTGAGGACACCACAGCACTTTTGGGAACACTTGCAAATGCTGGATTTGATGCATCAACCTCAGCAACAGCAACCAGAAACATTCTTTTGAATTTAGCTGACACATCTGGAGACCTTGCCAAAGCATTAGGGAGACCAATTAAAAACATTGATGACCTTGCACCAGCATTGGCAGAATTAGAGGCAAAGGGGATTGATGTGGCTCAGGCTTTAGAGTTAACAGACAAAAGGTCTGTGAGTGCTTTTAAAACCTTTTTAAACAACACTGACACCATGATTAATCTGAGAGATTCAATCACTGATGTCAATACGGAATTGGCTGAAATGTCTGAAAAACAATTGGACACAATTTCTGGTCAATTAGCCTTATTAAATTCTAAATGGCAAGGAATGATTTTAGGCACATCAGAGACAACTGGTGCTGTGGAAAAAATGAAAAATGCTATCCAATTTGTCACTAAAAATTTAGATACAATTCTCACTGTAATAGGGAAAACAGTTAAGGCACTAATAATATTTAAGACAACTCAATTTGCTGTTACTATGGCAATGAAACTGGGGAGAGCAATCATGATTGCTTATAGGATTTCAGTGGTTGCCATGTCAAGAGGGGTCAAGTCAGCCACCAGATTGATGAGAATTTTCAACACAACTATAAAATCAAATCCTATTGGGTTAATAATTTCTGGACTTACAACAGCCATTGCATTATTGTGGGACTTTACAGATGCAAATGATGAAGCCAGTGAGTCAATTGATAGATTGGCAAGTGCTTATAAAAATCTAAAAGATGAACAGGACAAATATTTTAAAGAACAGGATTTTGAACAAGACAAAAACATTGCTTTAATTGACTTAGAAATTGCCAAAGCAAAGGAAAGAGGAGCATCAGAGAAAGAGTTGCATGATTTATCAATAAAAAGACTTAAAACTGAACAACAAGCCAACTCCAGAAAGCAAGTAACAGCATATAACGAGTTGCAAGAGATGATTAAACTAAGGAATGAGGCTGAAGAAACACTCAGGAAAGACAACAATTCATTGGCATTTAACAACAAACTATTAAAATCATCAGTCCAAAGCAACAGAAAGAGAGCAAAAGAGGACATGTCATTTCACAAAAATAGAGTGGAAAATTCTCAGCTAACTTTAGACAATGCAAACAAAGAAGTTGAAACACAAGAAAAATTACTTAAAGACTTAGAGAATCAAGGGGAATTATTAAAAATAAATGAAAAGACCTCAAAAGTTAATTTGAACATAAATAAGAAAAACCAAAAAACTGTCAAAAGGACTCAGGAAATTATAAATATTTTCTTAAAAGAAAACAATAAAATTTTAAAAGAAAGATTAAAACTTGTTGAAGAAATAAGAAAAACAGAAGTTGAGGGACAAATCCAAACAGTTCAATCAAAGATTGATGCTGAGTTAAAAGCCAGACAAAATCAAGCCACAAATATTGATTTCATTAAGGAGGGAAATGCTGTTGATTTATCCTTATATAATAAGCTATTAGAGGACAAACAAAAACTCCAAAATAAACAAGTGAGGGAAAGCACTGAATTTTCCATCACTCAGGCTGAAAAAGAACAACAGGAATTTATAAAATTTTTGGACACAAATGTTGAGGCTCAAAAGTTGACAGATGCTGAGAGGACAGTGTTGATTTTTGAATCAGAAAAAAACCTCCAAAACAAAATTGACCTTTTAAGGATTGAGGAAAATAATAAATACAAAGACATACAACAAGAGAAAGTTGATGCTACTCAGGATGCAAATGATGAGATATTGGAATCAACAACAGACACTCAGGAAAAAATCAATGATGTTGAAAGACAGCAACTGAAAGAGAGATTGGATGCATTTAAGGATTTCACCAATCAAATCATTCAACAAATGGACAAGAGGACTGATGCTCAAATCAAGGCAATTGATGAGGAGTTGGCTGTCTCAGAAAAAAGAGAGGATGAGTTGAGGAGACTGGCTGAGAAAGGAACAACAACAGCAGAGCAATCACTTGCAGTTGAGCAAAAGAGACAGGCTGAATTGGAGAGACAGAAAGAGGAGTTGGAAAAAAAGAAACTAAGGAGACAAGCAATTCTCTCAGGTCTGGATTTATTGTCCAGTAAAATTGACAACAATGAGGGTGATGCTGTTGCCTCAACAATCAGAGACATCACATCTTTGATTGCTGTGATAGGAAATCTCCCAGCATTTGCAGAGGGAACAGAGTTTGTGAACAGAGGAAATGCACCAAAAGGAACTGACCAAATTGTTGCCAGAGTTGATGAGGGTGAAAGGATATTGACAAAAGACCAAAACAAAAGAATCGGAGGGATGTCCAATGAGCAACTCACCTCAATGGCTCAACACTGGGATGATGTGAATTGGGTGCAACCTAAACTCCAGAAACTCCATGACCCATTCCAATCATCATCAATGATTTTAAGTAAATTTGATGACCTACAAAAGACAATTGAAAACAAACCAATGCTCACTGAGGTGAGGTGGGATGAGGTTTCTCAAATGATTGTTGAGAAAGTAGAAACAAAACACAGAATTGAAAACAGACATAAATCATCTAAAGGAATTTTTTAAATGGCAAATACAAAAGTAATAGTCACACTGAATGGAGACAATTCGTCTGCTGTCAGAGAACTCCATGAGATTGAGTTGTTGGCAACATTTCCAAATGGAAATCCACAAGCAAACATCACCTCAACAGAATTTGAATTTGTCAATGAGTTTGCTCAAGCCATCACAGATTGGATTGATGATGGGTTGTCAGGGGGTTTTGGGATTTTTCAAGGGATTCCATTGTCTGTTCAAATAACTGGTCAGAGTCCCTCTTATAATGCCTTTGATGGATTCATTGACATGACAGATGATTTTCAAGTTATAAATCCAACAACTGTCAAAGGGAAAATTAAAAAGGACAATGGTCTCCAAAACCTTGATGACCTTGCATCTGGATTGACATGGGAATATCTTTTTCAAGCTGGTGTCCTGACAGTTAATGACATGGAATGGTGTCCCTATATAATAGAAAAAGAGTTTGACCCTGTTGCTTTTTTGCTTTTGATTTTAGCCATATTTCAAACAACAGTGATTTTGATTGACTTAATTAAATCAATAGCACAATCAATTGCATCAGGAATCACAGCACCTATTTTGTTTGCTCTTGATGTGATTTATGCTGGACTTTTAATTGTCTCTTTAATTTCATTAATTAAGGATTTTATAAGGATGATAATTCAGCCTATTAAATACACCAGATGCATGAGGTTGAAAAAACTTTTAGAGATTGGCTCTGGTCATTTGGGTTTCACATACAACACCACAATCCAAGAGATTCAACAAAATAAAATTATTTTATTGCCATCAAAAGACTCAGTGGATGAGGAGGGAAATGCTGAAAAACAATTGGCTGGTGTTTTGATTTACAATGCTGGAAATGGTTATCCAAATGCAAGAGATTATGGATACACATTTGGAGAGATTTTGGCACTTGTCAACAAGACTTTCAATGCAAAAATTGGAATTAAAAATGGAGTGATTGAGCAACATTCATTGAACTCATCATGGTGGTTGCAACAGTCATCCTACACAATGCCATCCATACTTTTAGAAAGTAAAAAATACAACACAGAGGAAATGACATCCAATGTTTTATTGACTTTCACTCCAGACTCACAGGATAAAAATGTGATTGAAAACTATAAGGGGACATCTTATGAAGTCATCACAACTCCCATCACAACTCCCAATGTCAAAAGAGTATTGCTCAAGGGACTGGATGAGGTTGAGATTCCTTATGCTTTAGGAATAAGAAAAAACACAGCAAATTTTATTGAAAGAACTTTGGACACATTGATTGGAATTGTTAAAGATTTAGCTGATGCCATTGCTGATGTGTTGCCATTTGTGGATTCTCCTCCAGCCGTTCCATCCAGAATTGGAGTATTAAAAATGGAAACAGACTTTCTCAATGTTCCAAAAATGTTGTACACAAATCCAGATTGCACATTGCCTGTGAATTATCATGATTTGTGGAGTGCAAAAGTTTTATATAATCAATATCACATTCAAAAATCTTTTGTGGGAAACAATTTCAATGATGCAAATCAATATCACATTTATGAGGGAGTGAGAATCCCATTTGGATTTGAGGATTTCTTATCTTTGATAGACAATTCATATTTTTATGACATGAATGGAAGTCCATCTCAAGTCACCAAAATTCAATGGAATGTTTCAAATGATTATGCTGTTGTTGATTTTAAGGTGCAACGATTATTCACTAAAAATTTACAGGAGGCATTCATTGAGGTGGGTGTTAATTACGATTAAAAAAATATATTATGGCATACAATAGTAAACAAATATTGACAAATTTTAGGGAGATGGCTGAGGGTTTAAAAAAGGTTTTGGAATCAAAGGAGGATTTGATTAATGAAGCAAAAAAAGACATGACTCCTGACCAAGTAAAAGAGTTTACAGCAATGGAAAAAATTATGGCTGATAAATTAAAATCAAAAGATTATTTGTCAGCAATGAGAGTCATTCAAAAAATGAAAGTAAAACACCAAGAGGAAACGGAAACACCTCAAAAAGAAACACCTCAAAAAGAAAAAAAGAAATAAAATGGGAATAAATATTTCAATTATAAAACAGGAATTTTTAAATCAATTCAACAATGGGGAGTTTTTAAACTCAAGTATTGTCCCCCAAAATGTCACAAACTTTTTGACTGGGAATGCTGGTGAATTATTAAAAAACAACATCACTTTCACAATCTCATGGACAGCACAATCCAGTGCAACAGATTCATTTTCAGTCACTGGAAACACATTGACAAGGTCTGGGACTGGTAATTTTGAGACAGATGGATTTCAAGTTGGTGACATCATTGATGGATGGGAGTTGAGTCCTGTTGGTGCAATATTTCAAGACAGAGAAATTCTCACAATCACACCATCTCAAATCACTTTTGATGGTGCATCTGTTTTGGCTTACCTTTTTGTTGATGGAAAAATATATGGAAAAACACCTCTTGAAAATATTGTTTTTAATTATGGTTTAGTAGAAAACAACACCACAATTTCGTTTGTGTCTGCTGTTGATGGAACAGCAGAAAATGAATTTTTTGCATCTGGAGTTGGTGTTGATACTGGAGGAGGTGTGAGAGACACATCCTTTGTTCCTATGTCAAAAGCCACAGGAGTCAACTCATGGAAAACAAATGATGGAAGTGCTGAAATTCAATTTGTCACAACAGGAAATCAATCAGATGATTTTGAACAAAAATTTATAATAGGTCACATTTTTAGGTTGTTGCCTTACTATCTGGATGGATGGATGCCAAACCTCCAAACTCTTTCCCCTCCATTTCCTCAGTGGCAATCTGGAAACTGTTTGAAGTATGTCTCACAAATTGAGATGAGAACAATCATGAACAATCCAAACACATCAAGGAAAGAATCATTCTCATCAGTGCAAGGAAACACAGGATGGATTGATGAAAATTTTAATGGATTCACAAATAATTTTTCCATCCAGTCCATTGACATCACATCAAATGTGAGTGGAACAACATTGACAGCAATTGATTATCAAGAGAGTTGTCATGTTGTGGTGACTGTATTTTCTGACAACAATGTTTTCACTGGAGATGGAACTGAGGTGCTGAGTCTAATTTCTTATTTGCCATCAGCAAATGATTATCAACAAAACCAAAACACAATCACTGAGAATTTTCTTCTTGATTCTGTTTACACAACAGTTTTTGAAGCACCAAAATCCTCCTCAATAATTAAAAATTTAGACATCACATCCACAACTCCAGCAGGTGACATCATGGTTGTTGAATTTGATGTTGAGTACACAGCATCTCAACAGACTTTGTTGCAAAATAGAGACTACATGATTTTGATTGGTACTGGAGACCCCTCAGTTTTTTCACCTTTGAGTGACAGAGTCATGCTTTTGGCTGACCTTAATCATTACACTTTCAATCTGGATGTCCCAGATTTGATGTTGATGGATGAGTTTAAATTTGTGCCTCACTATGAA